CACATACACATTAATTATGGATTATCTCAGAAAAGTTCATTTTATCGAAAAAGATGAAAGAATGCCTGCGAACAACACTACAAAGATGATACTTATAGAAGATGCACTGGATGAATTGAAAGCGAATGAAAACAAAGAGTATCATTCATTATTAACTAATTTAATATCTGCACTGGTTAACAGTGAAGGTTTTAAATATAATCATTCTCAAGTATGGGAAATGAAAATAAATGCATTTATGGATTCCGTAAAGAGAATTTCAAAGATTAAGAATGCAGAACTGCTATTACAGTCTGGTTATTCCGGTTTTGGAATCAACCTAAAAGAAATAGATAAAAAACAATTAGATTGGCTCGGAGAACTCAGTTAATGAGTTCTTTTTTATTGCCTAAACTTGAAAGGAGAAAATATTATGGCTTTTAATCCTAATGAGCTGGTTCTGGAAAGAATTCGTTCTGTTGAAGAGTATGATCCTGAAACTAAAGAGCTGACAGGTAGATATACTCAGGTTGAGGATCCCAGTCTTCAGACAAGTGCGGAGGGTACAGATGTAACTGATGCTATGGGTACTCCTATTATGACATTCTATAATGCTCAGACTGGTACTTTTGGTTTCACTAACTCTATCTTCTCTCTCGATCTTGCTGCTTCTCAGTTTGGTACAACCAAGAAAGTAGCATCTGGTGAAGATAAGATTGTTGCGCCTGTATCAGAAACTCTGACAATCGGTGCTGATCATACTGTAGTTCTGAAGTATGTTCCTGTAGGTACTACTGGTGCAGAAGTTAAGTATGTAAAGGTTATCAATGATGATAATACTTTCGGTAAGACTTATGAAGTATCTGCTGTTGCAGGTGAAGGTAAGTTTACTCTTGATGCAGCTACAAAGAAGATCACTCTTCCTGATGATGTAACTGGTAGAGTATTCGTAAATTATGAAAGAGAAGCTGAAAATGCAGTTAAGGTTACTAAGACCACTGATAGTGTTCCTGCTGTTAAGTCTTTGCTTATTCATGCAATCTTCCATAATCCTTGTAACAAGAACATTGTTTATGCTGGATATATCTCTTGCCCTAGAGCACAGATTGATCCTTCCAGTGTTGAACTGAATCTGACCGCCGAAGGCAAACATGCAGCTTCTTATATTCTTCAGAAGCCTTATTGCGATGCTGAAGCAAAACTGTTTGACATTATTGTTACTCAGGATTAATTGAATAAATAGTAAGAGGGGAGCATATTACTCTCCTCTTATTTTTTGATAGGAAGGAAAGTACAATGAGTGAACCTTTAAATGGTGTTTGTGATATCTGTGGTAAAAGATATTCTGTTTGTAAAACATGCCAAACCGTTAAAACTTTTAAACCATGGAGAACTATAACAGACACTCTTGAACATTATAAAATTTTCATTGCTCTTTCTGAATATACGAGAACAAAAAATAAGGAAGAAGCAAAAGAACAATTAAGTCATTGCGACTTATCTGATTTGGAGAGTTTTCCAGATCGAATCAAAAATGTAATAAAAGAAATTACCGTAGAACCTAAAATGGAAGCTGTTGAAAAAACAGAAGAAATTCAGGTTGAACAGAAAAATGTAAAAATGAAATATGCTTCTAAGAAGCGTGGAAATATTAAAGATGAAAATATTGAATAGTAAGTTATTTTTTGTAGATAGATTGTAGGCTACACATTAATTACTATTCAGTATTTTTTGTGTAGCCTATTTTTTACGATTTTGGGGAATGAAAGGAATGATTAGTTATTAAAGAATATAGTGAAGTTTTTGACAGGAGTGTTAATGGATATGAAGTAGATGACGTGCGGTTTATTCCGAATATGGCACAGAACTTTATGTATCTAAACTCTCCTCTTTCAAAAGGACAGCTTGTAGATGTAATACCTGGACAAAACAAACGTGTTGTTTTTGTTTGGAAGAAATCAAAGGAAATGACAGAATTGTACAAACAATGGTGTGCTGCATCTGAACAAGAGAAAGGAGTTTAATGGCATTTATAGATGAAATTGCAGCTTATGTTGTTAAGTATGCTCCACAATACGGAATTAAGGTATATTCTCCTATTATTGCTCAGTCAATTTTGGAATCAGCTAGTGGTACTTCTGAATTGGCTAAAAATGCTCATAATTACTTTGGGTTAAAATATAGAGCTAACAGATGTCCTAGTGCATCTGGCACATATGTTAAAGTTGGTTCTGAGCAGTCAGCGAATGGTAAATATACTTCTTCTACTATGACATGGTTTAAGTTTAAAAATATGGAATCTGGTGTGAAAGGTTATTTTGAATTTATTAGCATTTCTAATTATTCAAATCTAAAAGGGATCACAGATCCAAAGAAATATCTCGAAACAATCAAATCTGATGGATATTGCACAAGTCTGAATTATGTCAATAACGTGATGAACGTTATCAAAAAATATAATCTCACAAAATATGATAAACAATCAAATATTATTGAATCACTTGGAGGTGATAAAATGGTTATTAACGTACATGGAGGTCACAATCCAAAAGGAAAAGTGGCATGTGGTGCCGTAGGCTTACTTAACGAGTCTGAACAGGATAGAATTATTAAAGATAAGGTAATTGCTTTACTTAGATCTAAAGGACATACTGTATATGATTGTACTGTGGATAATGGAATTAGTCAGAATGATGCTCTAAGGAAAATTGTTGCAAAATGTAATGCACATAAGGCAAATCTTGATGTATCTATTCATTTCAACGCCGGTGCTAAAGATCAAAGAGGTAACGGTAGAACTACAGGTTCTGAAGTATGGATTTATAAAAATACGTCTACTGCCAAACCGGTAGCACAGCGAATTGTGAATAATTTAGCATCTATCGGTTTTGCTAATCGTGGAGTAAAAGCAAGTACTGGATTATATTTCTTAAGAAAAGCCGCAGCTCCTGCATTATTAATTGAAGTATGCTTCGTAGATGATCGTGATGATTACAATGTGTATATGGCAAATGTAGATAAAGTAGCAAAAGCTATTGCTGAAGGAATTCTTGGAACAACCATTAACTCTACTTCTAGTACTACAACAACTACTCCTGCTACAAAACCTTCCACATCAACAACGACTTCTTCTAAATATGTCTACAATGGTCTGGACTATTCTTTAGTTTTCAATCCCACTTATTATGCTAATACATATGCAGATTTGAAGAAAGCTTTTGGAACTAACGCAACGGCACTTTGGAATCATTTTAAGCAGAATGGTATGAAAGAAGGACGTAAAGCAAGTGCTAATTTCGATGTAAAAGTATATAAGAATACTTATGCAGATTTGAGAGCTGCATTTGGAGAAAATCTTCCACTCTACTACAAGCATTACATTGAGCATGGCAAAAAGGAAGGAAGAAAGGCGGTCTAAATGAAGAAGCCATTTTCAAAGAAACTATTAATTATTGATTATGTTATCGCTGTTGTATTGATTATGGGATATATAGTATGCGTTGCATTAAATGGTCTCTATGAGATGCAGTACATATCTAATATCTTAGTAAACGGTTATGATTCAGGCTATCTTACTACTGTCCAGCTTTTCAATTTAGATGGCTTTGGTGTTTTGCTTGGAATTTGGATCGCACAGTTAGGAATTTCTAGTGGTGCGTATTATATGCTGATTAAATCCGAACACAAAATTCAGCTACCTATGCAGATGATTAATGAGTTGCCAGATGATGTAAAAGAACAGGTGGATATGAACGAGTTAATCACTACCGTATTAACAACAACTGATAACTAGAAAGGGGAATCCTATGAGTGATAATATGTTTAAATTTATTATGACATTAGTTCCTGTGTTTGGAGCTATTATCACCTATTTCGTAATTCCTTATATCAAGTCTAAAGTATCTCAGACTCAGATGGAAGAAATTATTAAATGGGTAACTAAAGCTGTTGAAGCTGCTGAAGTATTATTTGATGTGCCAAAGTCTGGCGAGGAAAAAAGGGAATACGTTATCAAGTTCATTGATAAGATGTTCAATTCAAAGAAAGAGGTTATCACAGAAGAACAGATTCGTATTCTTTTGGAAGCTGCGTGGAAGCAGATGCAGGATAACACTCAGACCAAGTAAGAAAGGTTGGGTGTTCATGTATGGGAACTATAGAAGGATTTTTCAATACTGATTGGAAAATGTTTGCTATCACACTTTTTGCTGTACTTTTAGGCTTTCAAGCGATTGTTAAAGTAGTATCTTGGTTTCTTCTCGATTTTCTGGGAATTGAAACGAAATCAATGAGGCAAAAACGTGAAGAACATAATCTTGTTATGTCTACTGCTAATGGTCTGAAAGAGTTGACAGAAACGCATAAGAAAGATATTCAAAAAATCAATGAGGATAATCTTAAACACTATCAAGAGTCATGTGAAATACGAAATAATTTGGCAAAAAGCATTGAAAATATTTCGGATAAAATTGACCAGATGAAAAATGATACGGATAAGCGTTTCAAAGAAAATGAAGCAAAAGAAAATAAACGTGTTCAAGCTGAGTTAAAAGATAGAATTTCTCAATCTTATCGTTGCTATCATATTAAAAACCAAATAAACAAAATGGAGCTTGAATCACTTGAAGGATTGATTGCTTCATATGAAAGCTATGGCGGATTAAATTCATTTGTTCACTCTGTTGTACAAAAAGAAATGTACACATGGGAAGTAATAGATGATTAAATAATACCGCAAAATCAATAAAGGAAAGAGTGATTTCGTAAGGAATCACTCTTCTATTTTGGAGGAATAATGGGAAATATTTTATATCTTACTTCTCCTCTTCCACCATCGGTTAACCATTATTTAGCATACAGAGTTATTATTAAAAATAAAAAACCTATGGCAATGAGCTATAAAACTCAAGAGGCTATAAAATACCAAAAAAGTTTTATGCAATATGTGAAAGATGAAGTAAAAAAACAGGATTATGATCTTATACCAAATAAAACTAGACACTTTTATATAGATGCAGTTTTTTATTTTGACAGGACAGATCGAGATCCAAATAATTATTTTAAATGTATGTTAGATGCTATTACAGATACCGGTTTAATATGGGTGGATGATAATGTAACATGCGAACGTGTTCAAAGAATTTATTATGATTCTATAAGTCCACGTATAGAATTAAAAATCTATCCCGTAGAATATATTGGTATTTTCGATAATGCATCTCAGTTAGAAAACTTTGAAACTAACTGCATCGGTTGTACAAGATACAAACGAAATTGTAGCATTTTAAACAAGGCTAAAGAAGGACGTATACAGTCTGAAATTACAGATTTTGTATGTTCTACAAGGAAATAAAATGTACTCAGAAGAAATAGATGCTTTGCTTAAACAACGTAACTTCCATATAACCCCTGATACATATATGGAAATTTGTTACTATTCTCCTCAGATCAGTCGAATCAAATATACTCCATTTGATAATGGATATTTTGAGATTTGGACTAATGATGGATATTATTGGAAATTCTTCATGATGCATTAAATTTTAGTATAACATATCTATATTCATCCATGGTTTATTTTACCTGCCGTAATATTGTATAAAACAATTATATTAGTAAATCTTAAGGTATATGGAAAATAGGTTATGGTATTATAGAAACGAAAGAAATATGACATTAAAGGAATTATCACGCAAAACCGGCATAACGGTTACTGCTTTAAATAAAATCGAAAATGGTAATACTAATGATATAATGCTTAGTAATGCTGTAATACTTTCCAAAGTGCTTAAGGTTGATTTGTATGAATTGTTTTGTATAAAATAATATTATGGGCTGAAATGGAGGTATTATTATGGAGAATTTATTTTTCAAGGTTGTATGTGTTGACGAATCAGATCCTTTTGAGTATAAGGTTCTTGAAGAGGCAAATAGGGGTAGTCTTAAAGAGGTTCATGATTTTGTAAACGAACGCTTGGAACAGCATGAGGGCGCAAAATGGTTGTTAATACCTTTCAGTTGTAAAGCAAAATAGCATAACAATTATTACAAGAGTCAGGTTATCCTGGCTCTTTTTGTATGGAGAGAAAAGGAGAAAACATAATGAAAATTTTAGAATTTTGTGAAAGATATAATAATACTACCGATCAGTTAAAGTATAGTTTTATTAATGAAAATTTGAAAATTAAGCCTTATACTTCTATCATTGAAAAAGATGGGTATGCACAGGCTATTTTAAATAAATCTATGTATGATCAGGAAGAATATACGGATGAAGAAGGTAATAAGAGACTTCGTAAAACTGATAGAATCAAGGTAAATTCTGTTGTTCAGTATGTTCAGTTTTGTCGTTTTATTATTACTAATTATACAAATTTGGAAATTGAAGACGGAAGTTTTATTAAGGATTATGACGCTTTAAAATCTTCCGGCCTATTAGATATATTAATTATTGGAGACAAGGATACCCCTCCACTGATTCCAGCAAATGAGATTGCTGAGTTTAGATCTATTTTGGATATGAAGGCAAAGGACATATTAACAAATGAATATGAGCCTCATGCATTTATTTCTAATCAGATTGAGCGATTTGCTATGCTGTCTAACGTAACTTTGAACCCTATTATTGAAGCCGTTGGTGAAAAGATTGGAAGTATGCCAAAGGAAACAGTTGATAAGATTATTGATTTTGCTAAGAAGGGTGAGTTCAAAGAGGTGTAAGGTATGAATACATATGCTACAAAAATGTATATTTATGGGAAAGATATATATGAACACTTGTCTCCATCTGATAAAATCAGATTTGAAAAAGCTCATATATGTGATGTTAAATATGATTTTGATAATGACTTAGTAACCATATCAGCAATTTGCATGGAAAGAAAACAATATGATTTGGACAAGTATATGGAATTATATGATTTAGAAAAGAAATCATGTAATGCTGAATAATGAAATTCAAATTTCGAAAGAAATTATAATTAGTGAAACAATATATAAATAGAGAAATAGCATCGTATTTCTACGATGCTACCCCTCTTCTGACATGTCCTCCTCGTGGTATCATGTTACACTCACTGGATCATGTTATGCAATTAGTCGGATTGCATTTCAAGATAAGAATGTAATGTAATGGACGACATATATAATTTGCTCTTCATTAATTATAACACTTGCGAAATATCTGTCAAGCAAATACTTTCTCTACTTGCGTTATTATATCTCAAGAACTTGTAAATATAGGGTTTGTATTATAGGTTTGTGTAGCAGAAGGTGACTGGTCTTCTACCGTTCTATCTAATTCATAAATACAAGTAGATACTCATATCTGTGGTGCTTATGTTACGTAGTTATTTCTTTTTGTTGTCTCTGTAGACTGTATATACAAGTCCTGCGACTGCAACACAGGCAGAAACAATAGAGCAAATTAATTCCATTACTACAGGCTTCCTTATCTACCTATATTTACCACAGATATAGAGATTGTAACATAATTGCAGGAAATTATCAATCAGGCTTCATAGGTGTCACAGCTTATGGAGCTTTTATTATGGGGAGTTTGGTACTCTCCTATTTTAGTGTGGAAATAGTTAAATTGTAGTGGAAATCTTGGAGGTTGAAAATAGATGGCAATAAGAGCTACTGGATTAAAAATAAATGACAAAGAACTGCAAAAATTCGCAGATAGAATAACTGAAAAATATGTTGATAGATATATTTCTGCCGGTAATAAAGCTCAGAAAGAAATCAGACAACAATCTACTATTGAATGGTTTGTAAATGGACATGATACAATGCTTGATTCATTAGAATTTGAACATAAGTTGGTTCAAAAAAATGGTTTTGTCACTATCTATTTCACTTCTTATGTAAACATGGTAAAATTCGATACTTTAGCCAGGATGAATGATCCGTCTATTTATAGATGGAGAGAAAAATATAATGCTTCTATTGATCCTGCTGATTTTCTAATCAACTTGCAATGGAATCAAGGAATTCATGGATTACCTCAAATATGGCATCATCCAAACTATAGATTTGGTCAATCATATTCTAGTGATACTAACACATGGATGAACCCATATTTTAATCAGAGTGATTCCATGGAATCTTTTACTCGTAGGAATTTTGAATCCAAGTGGGAATCCACTGTTAATAAATATTTGAAAAAATAAGATGAGGAGGAATTTAAATGCCAAATAATGTTGCTGCTTCAATGACAGCGAGTATCGTAATAGATAAAAGTGATCTATTAGCACAGATATTAAAAGGACTGTCTGAAGGTCAGAAAGAATTAGAGAATAATAAATTGGAGATGTATTTTGATTTCTCCGATTCTAAGAATAAGGCAGAGTTTGAAAAAACTTTGCAGAAATATAAAAAACAACTTGCTTCCGGTGATTTTGTTGTAAAGATTACGAATGAAGGAATTGAAGAGACTGTTAAGAGTTTAGATAAGTTGCTTGATGTGGTCAAGTCTATAGCTTCTGGCAAAGGATTCGGAACTGGTAGCGGAAATGGTAATGGTATCGGGAATTCTATTATAGATGAAAATCAGTTAAAAACGGTGATTGATTTATTCACAAAGATGGAATCTAATTTAGCTTCTATCAAGAAAATTTTTGTTGATGTCGGAGATGGAGAAGAGTTCAGTCCCCTTTTCTCTATGATAAATAAGATTAATTCTTCTATTTCTGAATTAAGTTCTAGCGTAAAAGGCATTGGGCTTAACATGAATATTGATGTAGGTTCTGACACAGAGCTAGAAGCAAAGATACAGAGTAAAATGTCCAATGCTTTACAAGCATATCAGAGATTATTCGAGCATATCAAAATGTCTGGTGTTGGCGGTTCCATGGTCAATACAAATTTCTTTGAATTCGATATTAATCAATTTGATACTATGATGGCTAAAATTCAGGCTTATCGTAAATTTATTGAGAATATGCGAAATCAGGTCAAGTCCGACTTTGGTGGAAAAGATCTTTTATACACAGAAACAGATAAAAAATATTGGACTTCTGCTGCATCAGCAATGGGACAACTTACTAAAGCTCAGAATGAAATGAATAAGTCTGCCGATACTAATCCATTAGACAACCTGTTTGGAAAGACAGATCTCACCGGTGTTATCGAGCAGTTAAATCTTATTGTATCTAAGCTTGACGAAATTTCTGTGACAGCTACTAAGTTCTCAGAGACATTTAGCCAGGGTTTGAATGTAACTACTTCTGTTGAAGAGGTGTCAAAGCTTACTGAAAAAGTCAAAGAGCTTGAGGCAGAATTGGCGAAAGTAAAGTCTGTTTCTACCAGCTCTGACGATTATAATTCCAAACAAAGTAAAGAGCAAGCGAAAGCAGCCGATGAAGCAATTAAAAGAATTGATGCGTTAAATAATTCTATTACTACTCTCAATAATATCCATGTTCTTCCAGAATTATCTTCTCAGTTTTCAAAACTAAAAAAAGATGTTGATAATCTAAATGCAAAACTTCAAAATGATGAAATAGGTATTGAAGAATATAAAAAATCATTTAATACTTTAGTTTCAGATTATATGAAACTAAATGATATTCAACAGAGACGTGATGTTGAGACATACAACGAAAATGCAAAACGTGCACTTCAGGAAGAAAAAGAACAGGCGAAAGCA